CAAACTAGTTTAAAAACATTTGAAGAACAAAGAGTTTTTACTATTATCAACGATGATAGTTTAGAAGATGATGAAAAACTAGAAAGATTTAATAACAGTTTTAGAAAACTTACAGATCTAACTGTTACTACTATGAATAAAAGTGTTTGGAAAATCCAAGTAGGCGATACAGAAGTTACTAACACTAAACACATCGAAGAGTTTATGAGTAATAGTGACAAAGAATTTTATAAGTTTATTACAGATCACTTAGAAGAACAACGTAAAAAATTCCAAATCGAACCTTTAGTAGTTAAAAGTACTCCTGAAGAAATCGAAGCAGGTGCTCCTCCCGAATGGGATGTTCCAATTACATTTGACGCATCAAATTTTTTCGGGTAAGGATCTTATCTCTGAGCATGGATGAGATCCAAGGACTTGTAAAACAAATGGACGGTGAACAAAAAGAGCTCAAAAACGAATGTTATAAACTAGCATGGTTTATGAGAGGTGCGTGTAGCCTTGATGAAGCTCTTTCGTTAGCCTATGAAGATAGAGAAATCATAGGTAATATTATCAAAGAAAATCTCGAAACAACTAAAAAGTCAGGGCAACCATTCTTTTAATTTATTGAATAGTAGTTGGTGCCGGAGCAGTTGGCTTAGGTGTTGCTGCTTTTGGCTTTGCTGCTACTGTGCCAGGTTTTGCAATTCCTGCTTTAGGTTTTTGATTTTGCGCTGCTGGAAGTTCTTGCGTACCTTTGGCTCCTGCTTGTTTAGCAACTTGAGCATCTTTAGTACCTGCCTTTACACCCTTACTATTAATTTGATCAATTACTAGTTTAATTACTGCAGGTCCTGCTGCCTTAACTGCGTCACGTACAGGATCAATTTTAGGATGTGGTAATCCCATATCAATAACGTCTTGTGTAGAAATAGTTTGTCCTGAAGCAACATCAGTATACAATGCTCCTTCCCATCTGTATTCTTTGCCATTTTTAGCCTTGACAACTTCGCCTTTTTGTACAGTTTTTGTTTGACCTGTGGCGGCCTTAGCATCTGCTGGTGCAGAATCATCAGCGGCTGTGCCTGTAGTTGCTGAATCATCTGCTGGCTTACCTTGTGCGTTGTTTGGCTGTTCAGCACCTGGCTTTGGTGCCGGCGATTCTGGGTCGCCTATGTTTTTAGCCTTCAACTCAACGCCTTGCTCTTGTCCAACTGTTTGTATTTGTTCTGGACTCATACCTAAGCCTTGCAGAATATTTATAATCGAACCTGTGTCTGTTGGTTCGCCTGCTTTCTTCCAAGCACTCATCATTTTGTTGTAAGTTGCTTTGTTACCTAATTCTTTTCCAGCAGCCGCTGCTTTGTCTGCAACTGCGCCGCCTACTGCTTTAGCACCTTGTGCAACTTTTCCTGCTGCACCTTTTATCATATCAGCAAATCCTGCTTCTTGCAAGTAACGATCAAATTCTGCTTCCATATCAACAGATTCGCCTGCTTTCATAATACCAGCTCTACCTTTTAGGTCGCTTGGATCAACAGTTGTCGCTTTGCTGTCTACGCCTGCAATCTTTTTATTGCCTGATGCACTTGTTACAACATCACCTGGCTTGACTTCGTCGCCTCCGACTTTGAATGCGCCTTTTTCACCCGCACCTTGGATACTACCTTGTGCAACTGCGGCAATGGCCTGATTGGCCATTGTTAGATTTTGTAAGAATGCATCATTCTGTGCTGCAACGTTTTGTGCAATTTCATTTGAAAGATTCATATCTGCAATAAACTCTTTTGTATCAAATGATTTTGCAAACTTCCATAAATTGTCAAATGCATCTAGTGCCGCTGGATCTGTTGTGCTTCCTGTTGCTGCTGTTGCGTCTTTCATTGAATTTAGAAGATCAGTAAACTCTCCAACACGATCTTCAGGAACAACCATGCTACCGATTTCTCTAATATTCTCAAAGCCTGGACCACTCAACGTGTCTTTAAATCCTACTTCAAGTGTAGTAAGCCCTGGTGCTTTATCAAATGGTACAGCATCAAAACGTAAGCCTTCTAACCAATCACCAATACCTTGTAACGCCCAACCTGCAATAGCACCGTATGCTGCTGTCTTAAGTGATTTACCAATAGCAGTAGAAAGATCTTCACCTTTGAGCAATTCGTTTGTGTTACGCAAAATCAAACCTGCTGCTAAACCTCCTGCTGGTCCTCCTACAAACGCTGCAATAGCAGTTAGTATTCCAACTGCAATACTTGCCTTACCTGGATTTGCTTTTGCCCAGTCACTTACTTTTACAATACCTTGTACAACCTTACTGTCAGGATTGTTTGCCATAATGTCTGCTTTGAGATCATTAAACTTTTTGTCAAAATCTTTAACAGGGCCAGCGTCTTTAGCAGCTCTACCTAGTTCATTAATTTTAGCATCAACTTTCTTAGCAAGATCAGCAGTCATCTTAACTGCACCAACAGCGGCACTACCTGCTGCTGCGCCCGCTTTGCCTACTGCTGTTCCTGCTTTGCCTAGTGCATTCTGGTTATTGCCAGACGCCATTGCACTTGCTTCTGCACTTTTAAATATTGCTTGAATTTGATCTGCTGTTAATTCTACTTCTGCTAATTTTACATATTGCTCTAGCAAAGGAAATAATTCACGTTCCCAACGCAACTGATATTTTTGTTGTGCTTCAGTAAGATCGTGCCAACCTTCTTTTAGTATTCGATGCGATCTGTTTTCGTATAGTGTAACTTCTTGTAATCTCATTGTAACATTCCTGCTAGGGCTTTTTTCTCAGTTGCTGATAGTGTATCTAACATTTTTTGTACATCTGCTGGGATTTCAGTAGCAGCACCACCGGCTGCTGTAGCACCTTTAGCACCAGCGGCTGCTGGCTTTGCGGCAGTACCGCCTGCGGCGGCCGGTGCTTGCTGTCCACCTTGCGCGGCTTGTTGACCTGCAGGTTGCTGTCCAGGTGCTTGCTGTTGTCCACCTTGCTGTCCACCTTGTGCTGTACCTTGCTGTCCACCAGAAGCGGCTTGCCCGCCCGCGGCAGTTCCTCCAGCAGCACCTCCACCGGCTTTTCCTTGTTGTGCATATCCGTCTTGGGCCATTTTTGTAATAATATCGTAAACTTGTTGCTTGTTAAGTACGCCTTGTGGAACTTTTGCTTGATTATAGTTATAGGTATTTTGCAAAAAGTTTGATAAGTCGTCGCCGGTTGCAGTCTTAACATTTTTATTTTGTGTGCCTAAGTACTGATTAAACTTTTTATACACAGCATTTGCAGTATCTCCTACTTCAGCCTTACCTTTTAAATTAGCGGCAACATTTCCTAAACCTGGAACTTTACCTAGTACAGCAGCACCAGCCTTTTTAGCCAATTGGCCTAGCATTCCAGCAGGTGCTTCGTCAATTTGTTTTTGTTCTTCTTGAGAGAGTTCTGCAATTTTCATTCGTACGAATCCTTAGTGATATTGTATAATGTATTTATTTAACTTTTTAATATCTACTTCGTAGATATTTGTTTTCGCTAACGCTCAAACTATACACTTCGTTTGTTTGATGTAAGTAATATGAAGAAACACATTATCACGAAGTGATAATGTTTAAGTTTCATGTAGATTGTTTCAGTCAGACGGAACCTGTTACGGTTCCGTCTAATCTCAAGGTGCTTCATGTGAGTCCGCCCCAGCCGAGACTTGGAAGTAGGTGTTTTCTGCTGTACAATGGGCTCTGACCTTTCCCAACCTACGTCGACATCAAAATATAGCTCACAAGCAATAAAACGCATTTATAACTTGTACACTATACTTTTACCCGTTGCTTCGTTCCTGTGCATACGGTTTTTATGTACAATGTGCAGTGTTTCGACAGCCAACATTCCATCTATGCCAATCAAACACCCTACTACCGGATGCCGCTCAGCATGTTACGTGTGTTCCTATACGGAAACTTTTTCCACAGCGGTATTTTCGAACTGGCCCGCCAACCTTATGTGTTGGATTGTTTTGCCTTGATGCTATGTTCTAGCAATGCCTTGCGCAATTTGTCGGAACCGCCAACTCTAACATTAATAATTCCATTGTAATACTCGTCGCTCTCTAATACACGGCGGTCAAATTGCTCTCTTGCCTCGATGTAGGACATTTCGCCCCTGCCTTTACATAGGTACAGGATTTCTCTTGTGAAGTTTTCTGGGCCTAACTTGTCTACGTCTGCTTGTAGTCTATCTGAACTACCCCAGTAGTCTTTCCAGTCTGACTCTTTGTAGCCTCGTCGCTTGTTCTTTTTGCCTTTAAGTGGTGGCTTTGTGGTCTTAAACCTTGATAGTTTTTTGCCTATGTATTTTTGCCCAGTGGTCTTATTTGTTATAAGGTAAACAAACCCTTCATATTCGTCAGGTATGGTATCAATTGTTTTCCCTTCATAAGTCCATTGCATGAAGTACTTATGAATTGCCTTTTTTCTCTGCCTCTTTTTTGGCCATGTGCTTAAGATGTATTTCTTCTGAACGTTCTTTAGCCAGCGTTCTTATATCACGCAAGCACTTTCTAACGTAGCGATGCGTTCTTACACTGTTACGCCGTTCAAAAACTTCGTTAGCACGAAAGTATTCTAAGTAAGCCTGTGCTAGTTGGTCATGTGTATCATCGGTCATTATACTTTTTCACTACTATATTAAACAAAGGTATAAATGCTAGTCCTATTATACATCCTAGTGCTGTGCCAAATGCTAAATCCCAACTTGCTGTACTGGCACCACCTAAGAAATCGCTTAGAGCGTTACCAATACCTGCTCCAAACACTGTTCCAATACCTTTTTGGAACGATGGCGGTAAGTATTTTTCGACAGATAGCCCTGTCATAGCACCTAGTATCATTATAGCATTATCTACAATGCCAAAAATTATAAAATCAATCATTCTTCAATAAAATCTATGTCATTGGCGTAACTTGTAAAACCGTTTTCTTTAACAACTTTTAATACGTGATTAACTCGACCAACAAGTTCGTCTTTATGACTGATCAAATAAATGTTTTTATCACGCTCTCTACCCATCTTTTTCAAGATTCCTAGTGAGTTTTCAACACCAGCAGTGTCCATACCACTATCAATTAGCTCGTCAATGAATAACAAGTTGATGTTCTGGTATAGACTTTCCCAAACATCACGGAATGCAAAACTTAAACCAAGTATAAGCCTATTACGTTCGCCACGTGATAGGTTATCAAAGTCTAAATCCTGTCCTAGTTGGGTAATTTCGACATTTAAGTCGTTTTGAAATAGTACTTGATGTGGTAAGCCTAATTTATCAAGATAATATGTGAGCCTGTTATTTAGATATGCAAGATTTTGGTCAATAATCTTCTTACGTATGTAAGAATCTTTATTTGTAAGAAGTTTTAATAAAAATTCTTGATGTTCTCTAAACGAAGTAAGTTGATTAACAGTATCCCAGTTGATTTCTTGGATAGCAGTATTGTTTAGATCATCAATTTGTATCTGATATGGGTCTTCTTCTTGCTGTTTACTTATCAGTGTTTGTTTTAAGTTATCTACGTTGTTTCTATGTTCGTATGCTTCTTTAGCAGTTTCATAGAATGTAGTAGGTTTGCCGTTAATATCACCTATATCTTCTAGGCCATTTAATACTTCTTGTAGTTTACCACCAACTTCTGCTTGATAAGCCATTGCATCGTTTAGTTCTTTGGCTTTTCTTGACTGAATTTCTTGTTTTTTATCGTCATGTAATGGCTGTCCACAAGTATAACAAGTAGCATCTTCGAGATTTGATATATCTTTTTCTGCCTTTTCAACAGAACTTGTTGCACGTAGTAATGCACTCTCTAATGTGCTTTTTTCTTTATTAAGAGCCAAAATAGCATTGTTCATTTCAGTCCAATTTACAAGTTTTTCATGGCTTTCTAGTTCTTTATCAATGTCTAATTGTTCTAACTCGTTAATACCTTTTTCTAATTTTTCAATAGTTTGTTGTTGTGCAGATTTCCATGCACGTTGCCTACCAATAAGTGTTTCAATACTTTGTTCAATCTTTGAATTTGCTGTTTGTATTGCTTCTAATTTAAGTGTTTCTTCAGTAATAGCATCTTTAGTTGTTTTAATTTGTTCTTTAAGTAGTTCTGCTTTCTCACTTAGTATAGTAATACCGAGCAACTGTTCAATAATAGCACGTTGATCATTTGTACGCATACTTAAGAATGGTTCTGAGTATGTGTTAAGTGCTACAATGTGTTTAAACATGTCATGGCTCATGCCTAACAAGTCGTTAATAGATTCCTGTGTCTTGCGACTGTCACCTTGCGATTCATCTATTAGTTCTTGTTCTTGCTCATTGACGAAAAATTTAAGTATATTAGGAGAACGTCCTCGTTCAATCCTATAATCTACTCCATCTTTTTCGAAGTGAAGGGTGACTAACATACCTTTGGAATTGGTCTTGTTAATAAGATTATTCCTTTTGATGTTAGTCAGTGCTTGACCGTACAGTGCGTATGACAATGCATTGATTATCGTTGTTTTGCCTGTACCGTTACGGGATCCGGAATCGTCACCTCCTTGGTCTAAGTTTTCGCCAAGCACTAGAGTGAGCTGTTCCTTACCAAAGTCAACAGCCTGGGTTTGATTGCCCACACTCATGAAGTTTTTTACGGTTAAATCCTTAATTTTAATCATACGTGATTTTCTAATCCATTATAGATGTCTAAAAGCATCTTTTTATCAAAGTTTTCAGTGTCAAGTTCTGCAATTTCACTTGCTACTATCTGATCAACACTTTCAAATTGTGCAATATCTAAGTCTGTGCTAATTTCTTCAATTTGTTTTAGTGGAATAAGCGTAATTTCTCTACAACCATACTGCTTAATAAACGTTTCTTTGAGGAAGTTTGCTTCTTCGTAACTAACAGGCAAATCTAATGTTACTCTTAGGTACATTTTAGGCTTAATAAGTTTGTCTGTTTCGTCGAGAAGTTGGCTAAGTTTAACAGTTCGATATTTAGGACAATTCCACCAGTTAAGGTATTCAGGCTCTTTGCCGTTTTCTTTGTCTAATATCATCATTCCACGTTCATCATCCCACGCATCTGCGTAGTTGTGTGGGAATGCATTGCCAATGTAGTGGATCTTACCCTGTTTCTGTCGTTTATGGAAGTGTCCTGAGAACACATAGTCTTGATGTACAAAGTGTTCAGACCGTAAATCACCATGATCGGGCATCTGCACCATAGCGTTCATATAGAAACTAGGAAGTTCAAAGTGACCAAAAAGATATTTGGATTTAATTTTACCAATTTTTTTCCACTCATCTCCAACTAACCAAGGAACAAGTGCTACATCGTCTTTTTCTAATATTTTATCTACAACTGTAATACCTGGAATGTGTCTTGCAAACTCTGTTGAACTTACGTCACGCTTGTCTTTGTAGTATAAGTCGTGATTACCAACAAACATTAGACATTGTTCAAAGGCAGCACCTAGTTTCTCCATGCTGCGAATAGTTGCATCCATGGTTGTTAGGTTTAAACTGTTTCGATTATGATGCCAGTCGCCACAAAAAATTGCAGTTTCGCAGTTATTTTCTTGAGCTTGCTCAATAAACCAGTCTATAAATTCTTCACAGTCGTCATTATGCATACGACTGTTGCCTTTTAGGCCAAAATGGATGTCCGTAAACACCGCTGCTTTCTTAAACAAACGTGATCCTCCATATATACTTGTAAAAGTATACTATGTAATTATACACCTGTCAACCACTATTTCTCTGAATATGGCGAAGCACTTGCTTCTTCGTTTCTTCGTACAGCCGCTTCCCATTCTCCGGCGTGTTGTCTCGTATAACTTGGATTAAGGTCATTCATTTCGAGAATATCGTCTCTAATGTTTTGATTGCGTTTTTCGATGTTGATAACACGTACAAATGAGTTTGTAACTGCTGCTGTGTAGTAAGCAAACGGATTCTGCGATTTGCTTTCATCAAATTGTAGTCCAATTTGTGCAAGTTGTAGTATTGCTTGGCCACGCATTTCGTCATTGTAAGTATATCCACGTACATTGCCTCGTGTTGCATAACGATCACACAACTTCATCCACATCATTGCAAGATTATTAGTAGCCTTTCCATGATCTTTTGAAAAATGCCCGTTTTCCATGCCACCGATCCAATGACTTTTACCTACACATACAAGTTCTCCGTCATCATTAAATTTATAGTGTTGAAAAGGCGGAAAGTTTAGTTTTGTTTTAGTGTCTGCTACTGTTTTTGGATTCTTTTTACGTCCTGGCTCGTCTGGGACATGATCAAACATCATCACACGGAAAATTAATTCTTCTTTTGTAATTTTTTTATAGTCAATTTCGCAATCTGCTTGCTTAACACGCTCTCCTGCCATACGTCTGTGTTCATAATCTTCAGTTGAAAGACGTTTTGCTTTGTTGCGTTTTGCTTCTGCAATAGTTCTAATGTTTATCTTATCTATGCTGTCTAAAATAATGTCATAATCAGCGTATTCTTTTTCTACGTAACTGTTAAAAGTATTTTTTGACTTGTGTATCTCTGATAGTATATCCTTGTTGTTAAGGTAATTTCGCTTGCGCATTAATATTCTCCAAGTTAATGTATTTATTATAATATACGTAGTTAAATTTGTCAACTAAATACTATTGGAGATCAATAAGTTATGGTAAATTATACAGACAACACTGATGTTGCAGATGAACCAGGTCGTTCAAGATGGATGGACAATTATCTAAATGCACAACGGGCAACTAATCCTGAACAAGTTGGAACTGCAAATAGAATGGCACAAAATGCTGACCAAGGTGTAGGTCCTGATGCCACACCACAAACAAAAAGTTTAGTTACAGCAAGAGTTGGCGAAAATGCAAGAGAAGATGAAATACACGACTGGCGTGTAAGTTTAAGTGTGCCAAAACAAATTGCAGAAGCAAGTGTTTTGCAACCTTTAACGGAGGCAGGAAAATTAATATTTCCGTTTAACCCTACCATACTTTTAGGACATTCAGCAAGTTATGCTGCTGTACAACCGACTCACACTAACCATCCTTTTTACGCCTATGAAAATAGTATAATTGACAACATAACAATTACAGGCGAGTTTGTACAAGAAAGTGAAAGAGATGCAAAGTATTGGGTAGCAGCACTTCATTATTTGCGCACCATGACAAAAATGTTTTATGGTAATAGTGTACCATTAGGAAATCCGCCATTAATTGCAAGATTGAACGGATACGGACCTCACGTTTTAAATAATATTCCTGTTGTTATTACAAACTTTACAACTGATATGCCACAAGATGTTGATTATATAGAATGCGAAGTAAACGGTGAAATAAACTATGTTCCGATGCAAGGAATATTTACAGTGACATGTCAGCCACAATATGCAAGAAGAAGTCATGCTAGATTTAGTTTAAATGAATATGCTAACGGTCAGCATATTGGATCGCCAGAGGGGTGGGTATAATGCCAGCAAATTTAAGTCCTTACGCTAAAACACCAAAAAATGTTTCTGGATATTTAGATCTTTTTAAACCACAACCAATTCCTATGTCTGGAAGCGATGTTTTATATGAAATTAGACCAGCATATAATCGTCGTCCTGATCTTTTAGCCTTTGACTTGTATGGAAAAAAAGAGTTGTGGTGGGTTTTTGCACAACGTAATCCAAATATAATCAAAGATCCTATTTTTGATTTTACACCTGGAACAAAAATTTACTTACCACAAGGAAAACTGTTACGAGAGAGACTAGGATACTAATAAATGGCATTTCGTTTTACTAATCCATTAAGTGACATAGCAAAGTCGGTTTCGTCGGCTAACAGATCATTGGGATCTTTAGGAAATATTAGTTCTGCATTATCAGATTTTTCTAAATCACAAAAAGATATCGGTAGAATAGCAACTACTGTCAGTAGTATTGCAAATAATTCTGGAAATTTAGCCGGATCAATTACAAATATAAGAAGTGCTGGCGATGTGATTAGTACTGTTTCAAATAATTCTACATTACCAAACACTTTTAGATCAGTTTATTCATTAACTAGCCAAGTAAATAAAATTGTCCCTGGAAGTAATCGTGTTTTAAACCAAGCGTCAACTGTTTCCTCCCAAGCAGAACAAATTTTTGGAAGTGTACAAAAAACTGCACAACTAATTGAAGGCATATCGGGTAAATCTGCAGGTTGGCAAAACCAAAACGTACTTGACACCGGAGTAAGAGCTGCATCTCAAGCCGCAGCAACACTCGGTGTTCCTACTGGTGGATTAAACTTAAATGCAGTAACAACAGCAATTAGTGCTATATCAAATCCAAACTCGTTGTCAACTGGAAATATTTTATCAGCCGCAGCAGGCGGATTAGCAACTGCAACCTTAGGACCAGTTGCAGCATCAGCACTAAGTCCTACAATTAGTTCTGCTGTACAAAGCATAACAAGTAAGGCTCCTGAGCTATCTAAAATTTTAGATAGAACTGTACAAGTTGTTACAAGACCATTAGCAGAATTAACACAACCAATTGGCGAAAGATTTGATGCTATAAGACAAATGGCCGAGTCTTTAGCAAATGTTTCAGAATTTGACCAATTTTTTAATAATTCATTTTTACCAGAACCAAGTCCATTAGGACAGTTTGATGATGTTTCAGCAACTAACTATGTTTCCGGATTATCTGGGTCCGGTGCCGGCCGAAGTAAAATTCCTAATCCGTTAAGAGAATTTATTAGTTACAACTATATCATCACCTTAGGAATTTTAAGTTCTGCAGAATATAATTCGCCAGCGCAATATAGGAACGGTGGCGGATTTCAAACATATGTGATTAAAAGCGGTGGCGGCATATATGATAAAAGGTATCAAGTTTTTGATGAAGTAGAAAGTAACGGTCATGCAGAATACTTTATAGAAGATTTAGAATTAGATGCTGTACTTGCACCTAATCCAAACACGGGAGTAGCGTTAGGAACAACGTTAAAATTTACTGTCAATGAACCATATTCAATGGGAAACTTTATCGAAGCAATCATTGGTGCCGCAGCAACTTCTGGATTTGCTAACTATTTGGATGCACCATTTTGTTTAAGAATTGATTTTGTAG